TTCGTACAGTGAAAATTCATTTGGTACAACGGATGTAAATACATTTATACAACAAGCTGAAGAACGTATCTATAATACTGTTCAACTGCCTGATTTACGACGTAATCAAGTGGGTAACACAACATCAGGAAATAAATATTTAACTACTCCTAGTGATTGGTTAGCAACGTATAGTTTAGCTGTAGTTGATAGTAACAATGAATACACTTATTTATTAAATAAAGACGTTAACTTTATTAGAGAGTCTTTTCCGGATACAGACTCAGCGTTTTATGGAAAGCCACAATATTATGGAATATGGGATGACAATACTTTCATCTTGGGTCCTACACCCGATCAGAACTATACTGTTGAGTTGCATTATTTTTATTATCCTACCTCTATTGTTACTGCTGGCACTAGTTGGTTGGGTGAAAATTTTGATACTGCTTTATTTTATGGAAGTTTGTTGGAAGCAGCTACGTATCTAAAAGCAGAACCAGATGTAATTGCAAATTACACACAGCGTTATACAGAGGCCTTATCTATGTTAAAACAACTAGGTGATGGTAAAGATAGACGAGATGCCTACCGAAGTGGGCAAGCAAGGTATGAAGTACAATGATTGATAATCAAGGAAATATATTAGAAGGTGATGTAGCAGTTTTAACGACAGAAGGTCGAGGCTTTACACCTGATGAAATTGCAGATCGTGCGTTAGCTAAAATTATGTATGTGAGTAAAGATGCTAACCCATTAATACGAGATCAAGCAGAAGCATTTAAGGAAAGCATTAGAGAAACTTTAGTGTTCTACTTAAAACAAGCGGTACAATCCGACCGCACTACATTGGCGAATAGATTGCGAGAAGCAGGACATTCAGATTTAATTAAGATTTTGGAGAAATAATATGGCAATATCACAAGCTATGGCTACAAGCTTTAAAGTAGATTTGCTAAATGGTGTCCATGCGTTTGGTACAACAGTTACAAGAGGTAGTACTAATGCGGATACATTTTACATTGCGTTGTATACATCATCAGCAACATTAGGTGCTACAACCACAGCATATACAGTAACAAACGAAGTATCAGGTACAGGATATTCAGCAGGGGGTAACTCACTGACTGTTTCATCTGTTCCTCAATCAACTTCAACTACAGCATGGTTAAGTTTTGCAGATTCGACATGGGCATCATCTACGATTACTGCAGCAGGCGCATTAATTTACAACAGTACTAATTCAAATAAAGCTGTAGCAGTGTTGGACTTTGGTGGAGATAAAACATCAACTAACGGGGACTTCACAATTGTATTCCCGACAGCTGATTCAACCAGTGCTATTATTCGTATAGCCTAATAGGAGGCTAGAATGGCTCTTGTTTTAAAAGACAGAGTAAAAGAACAGACCGCCACGACTGGTACCGGTACCGTTACGCTCGCAGGAGCAGTTACTGACTTTGATAGTTTTTCGGTTATAGGTGATGGTAACACGACTTACTATACTATTACATTGCCAGAAGGTGATGAGTGGGAAGTAGGTCTTGGTACATACACTGCGTCTGGCACTACTTTATCTAGGGATACAATACTTGCTTCTTCTAACTCTGGAAGTGCAGTTAACTTTTCAGCAGGGAATAAGGATGTATTTGTAGTCTATCCTGCAGGTAAATCAGTTTACGAAGATGCATCAGGAGATGTCACAGCGGGCGGTTCTATTACGGGTGAAGAGATGGTCGCCTCAAATGGGTTGTTTGTTAATAATAAAACCATCTCAGTAAATTACACTGTGCCTTCAGGGTACAATGCAACGAGCACCGGACCTGTCACTGTAGCAAGTGGTACAGCGTTTACGGTTCCATCAGGATCAAGATGGTTGGTGCTCTAAATGTTTGCTGAAAGTCCTTTTTCCAGTGCGCCACTCTCCTCGCAAGGGGTAAGCGTAGGTAATATAAATGTCAGTGTTACTGGCGTAGAGGCTACTGGTCAACTAGGTAACGAAACTGTAATTGGAAAAGCTGTTGTTAATGTAGTAGGTGTACAGGCAACAGGACAATTAGGTAATGAAACTGTAACAGCAGATGCTAATGTAAATGTAACAGGAGTATCGGCTACAGGAGTTGTAGAAAGTGTAACCGTTGCAATTAATCAAAGCATAGATGTTACTGGACTAGAAGCAACTACAACGTTAGAAAGCGTAAGCTTAATAACAAACAATAATATAAGTGTAACAGGTCTAGAAGCTACAACACAACTAGGCGATGAAGAAGTACAAGCAGATGCAAATGTAGATGTAACAGGAGTAACTGCTACAACAGTATTAGAATCTGTAACAATAGAAGCAGATGCTAACATTAATTTAACAGGACTAGTGGCAACTACAACGCTAGAATCTGTTACTGTAATAGAAGGTACAGGAATTAGTGTTAGTGTTACAGGGGTAGTAGGAACTACTCAGTTAGGTAATGAAACTGTAACAGCAGATGCTAATGTAGTTGTTACAGGAGTGTTTGGTACTACACAACTTGGTGATGAAACTGTTACCGCAGATGCAAATGTAGTTGTTACAGGGGTTACAGGTACAACAGTATTAGAGTCTGTAACAGTAGAAGCAGATGCGAATGCCGAAGTAACAGGACTACAAATAACAGGACAAGTTGGTACTGTAACAGTTATAGAAGGACAAGGTGTCTTAATTAATATCACTGGGTTCCTCTTAACAGCAAGTACAAGCAATGTATTAGTATGGAGTGATATAGATGATGGACAGACTCCAGGATGGGTAGATATAAACGATTCACAAACTAATAGTTGGAGTGATGTCAATGATGCACAATCACCTAACTGGACGGAGATAGCAGCATGATAAAAATAGAAGCAAAGAAAAAAGAAAATGGTCAAATTGAATGTACTTATGAAGTAGGCCTTGAGTGCGTTAATTGTGGTATGACCGTTGACGCAGAAGAATATACTTCAGGCACATGCTCTGATTGTAATGAACCTTGGGATGAGAAACGCCACACAGCTATTTATGTGACAAGTATTCCAATGCAAGGACAATCGAGTTAAAATAACATAAATTCAAGGATTTATTATGGCAAGTACGTATTCAGATTTAAAAATAGAACTCATAGGTACAGGTGAACAATCTGGTACATGGGGTACAACAACAAATACTAACTTAGGCACAGCAATAGAAGAAGCTATTACAGGTTCTGCTGATATTAGTTTTACAGGCGCCGATGTTACTTTAACTCTTACCGATACTAACACAACACAATCGGCTCGTAATTTAAGACTTAATCTAACAGGCACATCAGGCGGTGCTCGAGTATTAACTGTCCCTGCTATTGAAAAAGTATACATTGTTAATAATGGTTTAGCTGATGCAGTTACTGTTACAGCTTCTGGAGGTACAGGTATTGCAGTTCCAGCTGGTAAAACCATGTATTTATATATTGATGGTACTAATACTGTTAATACTATTACTCATCTTTCATCCTTAACCCTTGCTACAGACTTAGCCGTAGCTGACGGAGGTACTGGCGCTTCTGATTCGTCTACTGCAAGAACTAATTTAGGTTTAGGCTCAATGGCAGTTCAAAATGCAACTGCAATCAACGTATCTGGCGGTACTATTGTAGGTATTACAGATTTAACAATTGCTGATGGTGGTACTGGTGCTTCTACTGCATCAGATGCTAGAACTAATTTAGGCGTTGCTATTGGTACAGATGTTCAAGCGTATGACGCTGACCTTCAAGCTATTTCTAACTTAGCTAAAACAGACGGTAATATTATTGTTGGAAATGGTACTACATGGGTAGCTGAGTCTGGAGCAACAGCAAGAACATCATTAGGATTAGGATCATTAGCTACATTAAATGAAGTCAATGCTGCAACAATAGCAGATAACTCAGTTGGTGCCGATGAATTAAATGTTAGTGGTGATGGTACTTCAGGGCAAGCTTTGTTGTCTGATGGTGATGGAACATTTAGTTGGGGCGCTGCAAGTGTTGTTACAGAAACTACAGGTTCTGCTCCTTATTATGCAGCTAGGGCATGGTGTGATTTAGATGGAACCGGAACTGTAACAATTGATGGTAGTGGAAATTTTTCATCTGTTACTGACAATGGAACTGGAGACTACACATTAACCTTTACTACTGCACTACCTGACACTAATTATAATTGCGTTGTAACAGTTAGTAACTATAGTATAAACCAAATTAGACAAGGCAATTTACATAGTGCTTCTGCTAGATCAACAAGTAGTGTTCGTATTCAGTGTTATGCTATTGCAGGTGGTGGTGATACAGCAACATTTTTAGCAGATTATGACCCAGTAAGTGTAACTATTTTTAGATAAGGAGATATTATGAATCAAAGAATCGTATATAACAATGATGAAGGTGGGATTAGTATTGTTATTCCAACAGCAGAATGGTTAGCAGACCATACAATAGAAGAATTAGCTGCTAAAGATGTACCAGCAGGTAAAGATTATCATATTGTAGATGTATCAGAAATACCATCTGATAGAACTTTTAGAAACGCATGGGAGTGGCAATAATGGCTATACAAGTAAATATTAATAAAGCAAAAGACATTACTAAAGATAGACTTCGTTTTGAAAGAGCTCCTAAATTAGAAGCATTAGATGTTGCTTTTCAAAGAGCATTAGAAGCAGGTGCTGATACTTCTGAAATTGTTACTAAAAAACAGGCATTAAGAGATGCTCCAGCTCAAGTAGATTCAATGACAACAGTAGAACAATTAAAGGCAGCGACACTACCAGACGTAGGAGTCTAATTAATGGCAATTAATATAAATGCAAAGACAACCGGAGTCGGAGGTCTAGAAACCTCGGCTGATAACTCAGGCAATATTAATATTCAGTCTGGCGGTACTACTGTAATGAGCGT